TTGTTGAGCCAATGCAGTACCAATACCATTTTTGTTAATTTGAGATTTCAAATTAGTCATGTATGCATCAGCGATAAAAGGCAATTTACCAACGTCGCTTAATGTTTGATGAATTGCTTGACCCAAATACAATGGGTCTTGCCATTGCCATGCAGGTAATCCCCCCTTGCCAGCGTTAATAGCATTAAGGTTTCCTCCAACAACACGGTTAGCAGTAATTCCAAGTTTGGCAACATTGGTAGCAAGCCCACCTGCAATATCACTAGGTGCTGCTCTCCAAAAATTACCTACTTGCTTTCCAGCTTCAGGAGTTGAAATTGCACCAACAAAACCACCAATGGCGCTACCTAAAACATTGCCTACTGGTTGCAGAAGTTGTGAAAACCAATTACCTGTACTGTTAGCCCTTTGCCATGCTTTGTCAGGTGCTCGGTATGCAGGAGCATCATTAATTGTGTCGGGTCTTGGGTACAAATTAGAAAGACCAATTTGATCTGCGGTACCGTGCAAATATTTAGCCATCAAAGTTGAATGTGCTAATTGAGCTGGGTTAGTAGAATCTTTGAATTGTTGCGTTAAAGACGTGACTAAATACGGGTCTGCTTTTAACGTAGGATTGTTTTTAACAAGATTATCAATGTACCAATTAGGGTTATTAACATTAGAGAGATAATCATTAGCTCCTGTTGCTGAACCAAGTCCGTAAGGCATTATAGACCTATGTTTCTAGCCGCCCGTGCTAAGTCCATTAACATTGCTGAAGCACCTGGAGCACTGGCCATCATGTCTAAACTTCTTCCAACTGTAGGAGTAAATGTGTGCATTGCTTCTGGACCAGCACCATCGCCAATAGGCAATCCTGCTGTAATTGGTTCATCTGGTCGATCAGTAGGATGGTCAAATTTTAATTCACCTGGGTAAGATGGCAATGATGGCATCTGACCAGTAATCGTTGTTGGTTGTGCTGGCGCTGCTTGTGCTGGTGCTTGCGCTGGCGCAACCGATACCTGTTGTGGTGCTACGGGTATTGCACGTTGAGCAGCCTGTTGTGCACCTGCTTCTCCGTAGCCTTGACCAGTAGCGGCCTGGACTGGCATTGCTGCGTTAAGGTCAGTACGGTTTCCGTATGCTGTTCCTGGCGTTCCCTCACGGGCGCCACCTCTACCTGTACGTGGCATCTATTACATCCCTGGTGCGGCACCGGCTGGAACTGGTGGACGCTTCAAAGTTGACAACATAGCACTCAAGTTCTGTGCTCCGGCTGGCGGTGGTGCGATAGGCGTTCCAGCAGGGTTGTCTGGCGATACGCCGATACCAGGCTGTGACTCTGCCTGAACTTCTGGTGGCTGTCCACCTTGCTGCATTTGCTGTTGCATTTGCTGTTGCTGGTTTGCTTGCTCGGCTTGCTTCGCTTGCATTTCTTTGTGGACTTTAGCAACCGCGGCTTCAAGAGTGACGTGTCGCTCTGCCTTAGCCATTGCGATTTCAGCAATAACGTTGGGGTCAAGACTTCCCTGCGACGCCTGTTGTTCAAGGCCAGCAAGAAGCGCCTTGCGTAGTCCTTCAATTTCAACTTGATCACGTTCACGAATCGGGTCCTCAATCGCTGGGTCCATCTCACGGGCTGTCTGTGTAGACATAATACCAGTTCCGACACGTTGACCAATGGCGACTACCATGCCATTTACGTCTGAACCAGGCATTGAGTACTTGACGTATGACAAGTCCGTTTCGAATGTTTCGTTTGGCGTGTAGTCAGGGTGAGTAATCTTACCGTCGTTACCAAAGAAGAACATGCTTGGCTTTTTACCGTAGTAAGCCTTCATGATTTTTACCGCACGGCGGTTCTCTGCTTCTAGTGAGTTAGCGAAGATTTCCTGATACTCTTGAATAGGCATGTCAACGGTGTTCGACATGACCATTTCACCTCGACGAGCTGTACGGACGTTGCTTGGTGATTCCCCACCAAACTCTGCAGGGATTCCACCTGTGAGTCGCTGAGCGCGTTCCATCCGGTCAAGTGCGTCGTTTGTAGTTGAACCTGGTTGCAGATGTGTGATTTGTACTTGTCCCTTGTCAACGACTCCACGGATTCCTTCTTTACCATTAGCTTCTTGAATAATACGAGGTGATGATGGAGAGTTGCTTGTGCTGACAATCCACTCATCTGGGAACACGTTGCGGAAACGAGCAATCATGTCCAATGCATCTAGTTTAGCCATACGCTGGTAGGTTCCAAGCATCTGGTCAAACTGACCCTGTAGGCGGTCTAGTGTGATACGTCCAGCAATAACTACTGGGCTTACCTCTGCACGGTTAGGGATGCGCTCCAAGATAATGTGCGTAGCGATTCCCTTGCCTGTCTCAGTGCTGTATGCACTTGCCTTTGGCTTTTCAGCACCAACGGCAATAAGCACAGTTTCGTTAGCGTCCATGTACTCCAACACTTCAAACATGTCGTGGTCGCCCTTTTCACCACGATACAAGATAGCCATCTGTGCTGGGTAGTTTTCCTTCAACCAGCCAAGTGGTCGGCGGTCAACGAAGATGCAGTCTGCTGGCTCCATTGAGTCTGGATCAAGCATTGGTGCAGGGTACGTAGAAAGTGGGTTACGCACGCGCCAGTGAGGAATGTCACGCTGGTCGTCGTGGTAGACCGACACTGGTGAGATAGTTACAGCACTCATACCGTAAGCAGTAAGGTGACGTGCACGGCGACGTAACTTGGTACCCATCTTGTTCATGTCCCACCAACCAAGGTTGGCTAGACGACGGTCACGGGCACGGTTTTCAGATACCTGAATACCTGGGCGTACTGGCATGTACGAGATGTCTGGGATGACTGAAGCCACGCGCATAGCGAACTGGTCAATACCTTGAGCAATCAAGTTCGGAATGGCAGGCTTTTCCATGTCATCTAACTCAGGCAGTGGAATGATAATGTCGCCGTTGTAGTGACGACGGATATCTTCCATCTTGCTAAAGAGTCCACCGCGGTCTTTGCGGCGCTCCTGGTACATGGTTACGACCTGTGCCGCAGCCTTGTCATTATCGAACGAGAGAGCCACTTATAACCTCAATGTCTTAGGGGTGGACGACTTCACCCATGATGGGCGCCACGCTGGGGCTGTTGCCGATTTCGGCATGTAGAGGTTGGGAATGTTCCACTCTAGAAACCATTGAGCCATAACACAGTCATCTGTGCGTGACCCATTAGGGTACTTTGTAACCTCATCAATTAGTTTCATAGAGCGAACTTTTCCTTCACCCCTACCAGGTAATCTTACACGACCGAAGCGGTAGTGGGGTTGTAACACCGTCACACCCAGTGCTTCGTCCGATTTATTGATGCCATTTGTGTTGTGGGGAATAATCTCCACAGACCGCATTTGGCGCCATTGCTTGACATAATCGTACTGGAGCATAAACCGTTGAGCTGCGTTAGATTCCACAATCCAGTACTGAATTGGGTATCCCATGGACTCAGACAAGTTCTGCCATTCTTCCATAACCCCAGTGTATTTACCGTCATGGATGTTGTAATCCAAGAACTTACTGGCTTCCATCTTTTGGCGAATCAGGTCAATCAGGAAACGTTGCTGGGACTCTGGGTGGTACAGCCAACACTGGATAGCCCAATAGTTAGTCGGACTAGGGTCAGCGGTAGCGACCATCAGGCACTCGCTGGCTGAAATGCCACGGGGTATCTGCCAGATGTCTCGGTCTTTGTCCATGCACCCTGGGTTGTCACCCTGACCAAATACCCACTCGTGGCGTACTAAGACTTCTGACGGGTCCAAGTCCTCTTGCTGATAGACCACCGCAAAGCGCTCACCACGGTTTGACATGAGGTTGGAGATGTCTCGCCAAGATAAGCGCCGTGGGTCCAATAAGCATCCGGTAGGATACGGATCAGAAGTTCTCTTGTGGTGACTCGGATCGCAAAGCTCATCATAGTGAGCCTTGTAAAGCAAGTGCTTATATTTCTTGTTTGTCCTAAGTTTCTCAACTTCATCTTCAGTCATTCCTTCATCTAGTAGTTCTTCCTCATCTTCCAGAGGTTGCTCCATGTCTAGAGCGAATCGATAAAGGTCGTCAGCAGCGAGGCGCTGGCCAATAAGAGCAAGCATACCTGCAGGTTCAAGTCGAGATTCTGCAACGTCTTGGTACCAATCTTCCATGGCTTCTCGTTGTTCTGCACTACGAATCTTGCGAGGGTCCACAAGGTCGTCCCAGAAACAGCCATCGAAGCGTCCTCCGATGAAACCACTATCCATACCGTAGGCACTTACTGTTGGCTCCTTTTCTGAAATAGCACCTGAGTCCTCTGGTTGCATAACGATAAATGCTTCGTTAGTCCAAAGTTCTTTTTCCAGTGGCTTAAAGCGACCAAAGTCCAGTGCCATAGTTGTTTCAGCGTCAACGGCTAGACCACGTGCTTTAAGTGCATCGTCAGCCAGTTCAGGAATAACACGTTCTAGTGAACGCCTTACTCGCATCAAGTTTCGCTTGGCAAGGCTCATAGTCGCAGAACCAGTCAACAAACGGATACTGCGGTTACGACAAATGATCCAACAGGTAATGTCGTGTAGCAACGTTGTCTTACCAGAACCAGGTGGCATGTTCATAACCACGTATTCTTTTTCTTCAGACTCAAGAAGTGATACCAGTGCGATACCGGCTTCTTCCTGCCACGGTGTAGAGATACGTCCAAAGTAACGCTGACGAAAATAGCCAAAGTCCTCTAGGGCACGTTGGGCATCTTCGCTTAGTTTGTCGTAAGGCTTAGGACCTTCTAGTTTCGCTTCTGTCTTGAGTTCACGGTAGTTACGTGCCGACGTGTCCACATCGTCGCTAATGCGAAGTGTTTGGGCAGCCTTCTCAACACGGTGTCCCGTCGATTCAGAGAACCGAGCCTTACGTGAGGCTTCTGCAATCGAAAGTCCTGCGGAACGTGCCTCAAAGTATTTCTTGCGTTGTACTGCGCTAACTGCCATTGCTAAGTGCCGTGGCTAGTAAGCCTTGTATCCGATACGAAGAAGAATCAGGTGGCGAAATAGAAAACACTCCTACACCACCATCTTTATAATCTTTAGCGGCAACGACTAAAACAAAATCCTCAACAACTGGCATCTCCCACGATTCATCTTGTGGAAGTTCC